AGTCTTATCATAAAAAATATCCTTTATCGCTGTCTTGAATGTTTCTGGTATGTTCATAGAGGTCTAGTCTGTTTAGTTGAAGTATCACCCAAAACTTTTCCCAGAGCATATTTATCAAGTAATGTTAACGAGCCTGTAAAGACTTCTGAGTCATTGCTAGAAGTAAGATAATTAGATAAACTCTCTCCAAAAGTAACCTCTTGTCCTTGATCCTTGATCTTAGTTACTTCTTGAGTATCTGATGCTAATCGTTTGACTAAGGTTCTTACTACTCCTACTACCACGTTTGCTAGAGTTCTTTCTAGTCTTGGTGGTATAGGATAATCGTAGTAATCCCAAATATCATCATCAGTATCATAATCCTCTACATCTTCTTTATACTGAACAACTAATTGATCTCTATTCATATATACTAACGCCCTATCTACAACATCTGTAATATAGTATGTTAGTTGAGCCTCAGTTATTCCTGTTTCCGATAGAATATCAGGATACAAAGTTTCTACGTAACCTTTTATTCTAGCAATGACATCATCCATCTTTTTATAGTACTAATATATTAAATATTAAGCACTTATATCCGCATCTAAAGCACCTGCAAAGACTAAGTCGCTCATTACAGCTCCAGTACCATAGTAGTAAGACATATATGCATACTTATCGTTACTGAGTTCTGGTTTTGCAACATAGAATTCATCAAATACTACTGGCTGAGCAACTGATCCTACGACTTGAACTATCGCATCGAATCCTTGCCTTGAAGCCATTCTTGTTTCTACACCTCTGAAGGCTACTGCATCAGTTCTTCCTGAAATTGGGTTGTTTAACCCTGTTAGCTCTTTCTCGAGTGCATCATACCACTTAGGAGCAAGTGTTAATATCATTAATTCTCTATCTACTTTAGCTACATTATCATTTTCAACAGCTCCTAGTGTTCTGATAAGTAAAGCTAATTTGTCCTCAACACCACTTTCTCCTGAAAGGTCTACTAAGCCATTATCCACAGCTGTTTGCTGTAGTAAGGTATAGTAAGCGTTCTCAAGTTGAATTCCCATACTTAATGCAAAGCTAGATCTCCTATTCTCAAGAACAGCTATATCTCCTAGCTTGTTCCAAAGTCTGAGGTCTTTAGCATTCATTTCCTCTGCGAACTCCTGATCCTGATCTATTTTAATATCTACGCTGTTATTTTGTATCTTATTACCGCTTCCTCCTGATCTGGCAGTACCATAATCCTGAGAGTTTGCCATAGCAAGCCTTGCGACTTCTACAGTTCCACCTTTTACGGGGTCGGTAAGATAGTTAGTGTTTACTAAATCTCTGTAAGTAAAACGGGCTGCGATTTCCCCTTGAATAGCTCCATACTGAAGCATTAGGTCATCGGCAGTTGATCCATCACTAATAACAACATTGTTTGCTGGTTGCAATGTTTTTGCCATCTTATTTCTAACTCATTTTAAATAATGTAATCTCTTTTAGACTACATGTAATTGGTGCGATCTTCATCGAGATCCAAGGAATCATCACCATCACCTGAGCTAGGGTCTTTAGGAGCTTCACCTTTAATCTGTTTTTTTACTTCTTCAGCTACTTTGGCTGTCCAGACTTGGTGTATCTTTTCTATGCTTTCGTTTTGTGTTTCTATATTCTCATTAAGAATAAAGTCAACAAACTCTTCTGGCATTTCGAGATCTCTTAACATTGCTCTACCTTCAAGTTTGTTTTCTCGAAGTGTCAACGTCTTTTCTCTCTTTTCATTCTCCTGTTCCCTCTCTGCAAGCAATTCCTTCTCTCTTTCCTCAACAGATAGATTCGCTTTTCTGATAGCATCTTCCTCCGCTTTCTTCTTGATCTCCTCAACTTCTTTTTCTTTTTTAGCCTTTTCTTCGGCTCGAACTTTTGAGGCGATCCTATCCAAATCCTCTTGAGTGAAAGTCTCTAGGGTTTCTTCACCCTCTCCACCTGTTTGCTCCCCCCCATCGTTGTTAGGTTTGGTTGGTGTCTCCTCCTCTAACTGGGTCTTTTTTGTATATTTAGGCATGATATACCTTTTAACAAATTAAACCTTAAACCCCTGTCGGGTATAACCTCTTTCGAGTAAAATTCCTGTGAAATTCCTATGTATTAATATAACACTAATTTTACTATAATTGCAAACACTTTGTTTGTCAATAGGCTTGTGGATAAATAACTACTTATCCGCAAACTTATGCACATCAAATTTAGTTAGCTTTCACTTTCTCTAAAACCCTCTGTTTCTCAACGTTTTCAGAGTCCTTTGCTTCTAGTCTTTGTCTCCTATAATCAGCAGGGAACTGTATTTCCTGAGATAATTCTGTTCTTAAAACTTCTGTTGATTGATTAGCTCTAATATCATACTTTTGAGCAAGCTCTTGTAAATCTCTATAACCTAGACTCTCTAAGTCTACAGATCTCTTTCTTCTTAATGTTGAACCTTCAAAATAGGCTACTGTTGTACTTCTACAGAATGGATGCATTGGAGGATAGTTTTCACCAACTTGTGCATCTTCTAAATTGACTATCTCTCCATCTAGTCTCTTACATATATCAGAAGTCCTGCTGTCTAATATAGCAACATACTCATATTGTTCAATACCGTCATCTACATAACTCTGAAGCTCCCCTTGTCCATGCATGTAATTAGTTTCTGTAGCAACAAGTCTCTTGGCATCAAAGAATCCTACATCCATTCTATCTCTTAATATTCTTGATGTCTTCATTACTCCCTGTCCTGATAACATAGAGCTACTAAGAAGTTTAGGTAATTCTTGCATGAGTTTGTCCTTGTTTTGCCAGATACTCTCAGAGAAATGTCTTCCCGCCCATTTGGATTCTACTATAGCTCTTATCATGTCTTCTGATAAAGTAGTAAACATAGGGGAAATATTATACTGGTCTAAGACATCCTCTTGAGACCTACCATAAGCATTTTCAATAACGTCTCTATAATGTCTTGTAGTTATCCTTTCTTCTTGTTGACCAATAGAGGCTATTTCTAACTCAATTTGCTTATTAAGAGCATCTAGTCTAGATAATCTCCATAGATACCTTTCATCATAAACCTCAGCAGGATTCAAACCTAGTTCTTGTGCTTTAATCTGAACCTGTCGCAGGAAACTAGCTCTCTCATTAGGACTCAATGCACTCTCTAAAGCAGACCTCTCTAAAACGCCCTTTACCGCATAGTTTTTATATAAAGAGTCTATTTCCCTCTTTATGTTCTGTTGAGCTTCTGTAAACACATCTGATAGCTGTGCAAGGGTACTAATAGCATACCTTTCACTTGATGCCAATCTCTCCGCAGATCTGTTTATCCAATAGTTAGAAGTCTTTAAAGATTCTGTATTAACAGAAGAAAGCATAGCACCTATTTCTCTCCTTCTCTTTTCTAGTTCAGCACTTGCATCTTGAACAAATGAAAGCTGTGCAATTAAGGATTCATCACTTACCTTCCCCATAAGATTTAGAATCATCTGAGATGTCTCAAAGTCATTCTGTGGTAGGCTTCTCTTAAATACAGCATCTACATTATGAATTGGTAGCATTTTTAGTTTCCCTGTCTTATTGAAGTATTTATTGTACAGTCTCATTCTTTCCATTAAACCTCTCTCAAAGGCTGTCTGTTTGTCCTGAACGTTTAGCTCAAATGGTAAGAGTTTGAATCTTATAGCTACTCCTGAACTATTGCCTACAAAGTTTTCATCTGTCATGTTAGGAGTCATGGATATTTTGTGTATGTCATCCACTATAGCCTTTTTGAGTATTTCTAACTGATCTTCATTAATGTCTTTGGTTACATAAGTAACTTCAGTACCTTTGGTCTTTGGGGGAACAGAAATAGTTCTCTGTTCTCTAGATTTTTGAATCTGTTCATCTGTTAGAGACACCCCGTATAAAATAAGAAGAGAATCTACTAGAGCCTCTTTATCATTTACACGATCCGAACAAAGTAGGTTGTAAGCATCTACTAATGATATTACATCATAATAGTTTTTCCCAACCGTATTCACTATCTGGATTCGCTGGATACGCCGATTCTTCAGAACATTTTGGATTATCTGGATCCATTTGATTGTGTTCTGGATAAATACAAGCACTACTACTATAAAAGATGCCCTTCGCTTTCTTTTTAACAGCTTCATAGACTATTGCGAACATCTTTTTATGATCCATAGTGTCATCTCTTACAAGAATACAATTCTTTGGATTGATAATACTGGATACTGGTTCAGACTTCTCATTTGAAAAGATATACTCATACGAAACACCGTACTTAGAGTCATCTTTAGCAAGTTTCTTGTCTAGGTCTTTAATAGTCTGTTTGTGATAAGCCTCTAGTATTTCATCTAAGATAGCTTCATTCTTTTTGTTTACAGCATCTT